AGTCCCCAGCTTTGCGTAGGTCTTGATTTGGTTGGGTGTGCTACCAGTCGTTGAGACTGCTCCCCCATCTATGATCGCCAGAGCTTCAAGACTGATACCACCAGCAGCAAGCGACCAGTTGAGAACAGGGCCAGCACCATGAATGGCAGCGACCTTGTCATCTCCACGAAGCTCCGTGAAGGCTTCAGCCTCCGCAAACGAAAACGTCTGTGCATTAGGAAGATCCACAAACGTCCCTGGAGTATCACCAGTCAACGGTGCGATCTGCACATCCCGCAGACCATACGGCAAAGGGATAACAGTAAGCGGCACTTTTCTTCACCTCCTCCTCAATACAGGATCGCGGTACTTCTCAGTTCTGATCAACTCACCAGTCTTCAGATCGAACTGATGGAGAACAACAACACCAGATCGTGCTCCACAACGTGAGTTGGCGCACTTCACCTCAAGAATCTCATCCACGAGGATCGCATGCATCGTGTTCTCGCATCTCAGTTCCATCTTTCATACCAGTAGTCGATCCTTCATGCTGCTGCTCTTCTTCCAACCAAACGATATGACGAGTTACGAAGGATGGTTCCACGAGCATCATCGGCCAGATCACCACTGTGTCCTTGCCAATCCACATGGATCGCATCCTGTTCCGTTACAGGACCTTCGAGCACAGCCCTAATCGCGGCAAGGATTTCATCGATCCTCGTGTATGACTGTGGTTGATCATGGACCCAAATCACTACATCTTGAAACTCGCCAACCTTTACCTGTTGGATTGCTGGAGAGAAACGGATCACCACAAATGGTCGTTCAGGGGTGGCATCAATGGTCCCAAAGATTCGGTCGTTGACCAGACCTTGTAGTGTGACATCACCACTCAACTTTATGAAGATCCATTCGCGCCAGTTCATTTCATCCTCCCAAACAATCCCTTCATGAACGCCATCAATTCACGTCCTTGGATTTGGACAGTAGGGAGAATGATCGCGTACCGTCCCTCGAAACGAATCTCAAGCCAGATACCATACGGGACCGAATGGAAGACCACGATCGAATGGCTCCGACTTTCGTGTTGAGGTCTAGCACGCAATCCAGTTCGAGCATTGCCTGTCCGATCCGTCCATGGAGCATTGTCTCTGGCGTATCCTTCCACTCGTGGAGAGAAGTAGTCAATGGTTTGTGCGATCTGGCGATTGGCCACGTCTGGGAATCTTCTGAGACCCGGAGTCAACGTGTCACTCGTGATAACCAGACCACTAGCTGCCATGTCTACTCGATTCTGCTACAACACGCCACGGAGGATCATTTTGGATCCCGATCACCTCGAACATCTGACCATTGTGCTCAAACGTATCAGCGATCTGTACATCAATCCCTGGTAGGCCAACAATGAACTTGTGTATTGGTACATGTCGGCCATCTGGCGTAACAGTTACGGCCCCATTCCGAGCACCAACCACGCGTACTTTCTGCGGATAGGTTTCTTCGGGTGGGTTTTCCTTCATCCCGCCAGCACCATCAGGGATCTTGCGTTTGCGCGTGAAGACAACCTTGCTGAAATCTTGATCGATGAAGAACTTGGTTTGTGTGAGGTGGAGGGTATCAGCGATTGTACTCACGGTTGATCACCTGGATTTTTACGCGAGAACCTTCTTCCACCACTTCAGTCTCTGATGCAGCCAGAGATACAAACTTGTCCATCATCGTCAGTGCGTTCTTGTGGAGATCACTGAACGCATGGGATGATCCCGCTTCGTTGACATTCACGAGCTTCGCAAGCGTAGCAGCCTTTCGACGCCAGATGATTGCCGATGCCCCGTTGATCCCTGCTTCATCAATCAATGAGCCGATCTTCTGATCGCCCCACGGATCTTCAGTAGGTTCATCAACATTTGCTCGGACATCGGCAATCTCTGACGGCGTTGCCATGGTTACTCTTCTCCGCCAGCACCTTCAGCCACTGGCATGCCACCAAGCAGAGCTGAGACCATCTCAGACTTTGTACCAGTCGCTTCAATCCCCGCTGCGTCTGCGATCTCAGCCAGCGTGCCCTTCTTGAGAGACATCAGTGACGCCTCATCAAGTATGACCACTGGCCCTGAAACGCTTTGCGCTGTAGGGAATTGGGCTGAAGAAACGACCGGGGTGGGAGGTTCTCCACCAACGCCCTGGTGCTGATACTCGCTGATCTGAGCATTGTACTCTTCAGGGAGCGTGATGCTCCGATCTACTGCGAGCTGAACTTCACGCTCTGACAGCTTCTTTCCGGCCGCCAGCTTTGCAAGGATGTCTTTACTGGCCATCTACCATCCCTCCTTTTACCACGTGTATCCGGTTGGGATGGTGTAGGATCCAGCTGTGACTTGCGTCACAACGGCCGCACCACGCTGACGAACACCAGTGCCGAAGCCACGCTGGTAGTAGGAATCAACCAGCGGGTAATCCGGCTCCTGCCCCTTGACGAGACGCAAGCCACGCAAAGAGGTGTTCGTGTGTTCACGGATGCCGACCAAGTTGCCAGCACTCTCACTGCCACCACTGGCGAATCCGACCAGGTAGCCTGCAGGGATCAGATCATCCTCAACCACCAGCCATGGACCATAACGGCCCTGAACCACCAAGCCGTTCCATGACGATGGAGGAGCACTACCAGGCCGTCCAGCGGCTGCAGCAACATCTTCAGGAGTCCAGGCCCATGGAGGGATTGACGCAGCCTGGATGAAGTCGTATGAATCACCACCAGCAACTGTGAATCCTCGAATCACCGCCATCTCTGCGCTATTCACCAAGAGCACCAGGGCCGATCCCTCCTGCCAGGAGTAGCCGTGGTGAGCAAGGTGAGTGTACTTGTCATCTAGATCACCCGACACCAACGACGCACCACCAGAAGCAAGGAAGTGCGTATGAGGGGCCGTGTGAACTGTCTGCTTGTAACGTGGAGGAACAGTCGAGTCACCATTGTAGATCGGGAACACGTTGTAGTTCTGTCCAAGAATCGTCGCAGTCCGAGTGAGATTGTTGAAGATCTGCTTGAACACCTGGGTGAACTGGTTGCGGTTATCCGCTTCCAGGATCTGGTTGTTCAAGCTGTCCACTTGCTGCGCGGTTGACTCCGCGAGGAACATCCAGGTGAAACGGATGCCGATGTCGTACCACTGGAAGGAGTATCCAAGGCTGTAGTATGTCGGAGGCACCGCACGGATGCCACGCGGCACACCAAACTCGGATGCCACTTCAAAGTCAACGGTATCGCCACCCTGGAAAACATCCTCAACCACCTGCGTCACAGGAAAGACAAGGATGCCAAGCAGCCGATCTCGCTGAGCGTTGTACAGCGCCAGGGCTTCCTGATACGCTGCCCACAGCTCATTGAGACTTCTACCGTCGATTGTCTGGGTAACAACATCACCAGCCTGGTTGAAGCCTCGCGCACCACCACGAATCCCTGGCATGAAGCCCAGGAAACGAAGTAGTGCATCATCTTCTGCCTTGGCAGGTTCCCACGCAAGGGAAGGGACGATGATGCGCTCGCGCTTAGCTACCAACAGCTCTGGAGTTTTCATGCTAGCCCATCACCTCCCTTTATGAACCGTAGCCCGCAGATGCTGACTTCTGGACCACAAGCCGGTCAGCCTCAACCATGTGACCGATCTTGACGGTGTCTGTCGCAACATTGGTCAGGGCTCCTGAGACAGGATCTGCGAAAACCGCGATGCCCGCGGCACGACCTGTGAAGCCAGTATCATCGACTTCCAGGATCTCACCATGGGTCATCACGTCCACGATGTCGCCAGCCTCCGTGTTCACACCAACCAGAACAACGACGCCAACGATCCCCGTGTTACCCTCTCCAGGAACAACCTTCCCTGTTGCATCCAGACCGACTGCCACCGGAGTACCATCGGCAGCAGCCCATGCAGCTGCGAGCTTTGCGCGAAAGCCACCTGCCAATGGCTCGTACTGATCGTACCTAGCCATCTTTGGGGCCTCCTTCGCTTACCGATCAACATGACACGTGCTTTCCCGCAAGGATCGCACG